TGGACATTTCTTAATTGCCATGAAAGTGTTTCAAATACAGGGTCACCCGGTTGCATTTCAGTTGCGTGTTCTGAAACACCTACTCCTGAGAAATCCAATACAATTGATTTTTCAGATGATGTTGTCAATCCGTTTGTTAATGTAATTTGTAATGTTGCTACACCAGTGTTTGCTACAGTACCATCTGCTGCGTTAAACACTCTATCTATCTGTGTTTTATCTACGGTGGCAGCTTTAAACTTTCCAGTCATTTCAAAGATTTTTCTAAATGCCCCTACAGCACTTGCACTTCCCATTCCATAAAGTAATTCTGTATTCAAATTAAAGTTAATTTCAAATTCTTGTAATTGTGCGACTACTGTAGCGTCTGGTAGTTCTAATGTTGCATGAGCAAAGGTATATGGAAATTTAATATCATCCTCTGCAATTGTTGCATCAACTGATGTGCCTACTGCATCTTCATTACCCCAAGAACATTCGGCAGTACATTTTACGGTTTCACCTAATGCTGCTTTTAATGATAAAGTATTTATTACTACACCTTTCATATTTCTTACAACGTCAGCAGTTTCTGCGTCAAACCCATGTTCTATATGCATAGTGTGGGGTATAACCACACCTGTATTATCTGCTGTTAAAGCAGTTTTATCAGAATTCCAAATATGAGTATAATCTGAAGCTGAACCAGATGTATCAACTGCGTCTAAAATAATATCAAAAATCCAAGGGGTTGACATTACAAATTCTACTGAACCTGAACCCTCATTTTTACCATAAGCATAACATTGAACTTCTATATCATTAAGTGCTGTTAAAGGTATTTGATTATTTTTCCAAGTAACACCAGTGATTTTTTGTTCTAAACCGAAAACTCTAGTTTGAGTGGCTCCTCCTGCAAATGTAGATTCTTTACCATATTGTAGATATCCACTAGAGCCTGTTCGTACCATAAGTTAGAATGTCTATTATGGCTTATAAAGTTATGGGTTCAATATTCTATAGGTTAATTCCATGACGTGCCTATACATATTTCTGTAATTATGAGACAAATTCCTGCTTGATGTTATTCTTAAATCAGTGTATTGTGGGGATGATGTTTCTCTTCTTACCTGTGCTTTTATGATTTTATCTATTTGGTCTACTACATCTCTGTGTTTTTCCTCCTCCCCGTATCCTCTGATATCCAATATAACAGTAGGATAATGTAAATGGTCTCTACCATATAGACTGAAATAATCTATCTTTTCAGCACCGGGAGTCACTACCACTATGTCTTGAGTATCGTCTATAATACCTACAGATTTTTCCTCATATACTTTGACAAAACTAGGTTTAGGAACGTCATCATTATCATAATTCCATTCTGTATTTAAGAATGAAATAACGTCTTCGATTGCATCATATGAACCTACACCCATTATACATCTCTTCCTTTATTAAGTGTATGTGACCCTGCATCATAATTAAGGATTGTGGTACTGCTTGATAATGTGACTGAATTAGGAGTGATTCCATGTGCTGATATCTGTTGCCTTAAATTATATGATGTCCATTTCAATGCTTTAATATATTGTTCCATATTTCTAGGTTTTCCAAAATGTATACTTCCATCCTTAACTTTCCAATAATTATACTCTATCATCTTATTTAACATTGGTCTTTCTGATAAATATACATTTTTCATCCAATCTCCAAACCCATCTTTATCTCCAAATATCTTTGCGTTCTTTGGTTTCAAGACATATCCCTCAATAGTTTCATCTTCTTGTTCTTCATGTTCTACCATTTCTTCATAATCAGTATCATCTATTAATTCTCCACCAGCTGGTGAACCATATCTTTCTAACATCTGTCCAACAGAATCCTCTATCTGTGCGTCTGCTACAATTGCTTCTATCGCTGCTTGTTTCATACTTTCAGGATTGTCAGTAAAACTCATATTTCCTGTTGTTTGTGATGAGGCTTGATATAATGCTTCTCTTAATCTTCTTTTTCTTTGCCCCACCTGTCTGTTAGATGTTGCAGAACCTCGTCTTTCATTTAATGATTGTAAGAACTTGTCTGCTTCCTTTTCTAAAAATGAAGCAAAAGGAAATCTATCAGGCAATTGGTATAATTTCTTGGCGTTGGGTGATTACTCTTTGGATATCTTCTTTCCATTGATTAATAGAATCTTTCCAATCCCATCCACCAGAACCTCCAACAGGTAAAATATCTGCTCTAAATGATGTTGATAATAATTCAATTGCAGTTAGTTTAATACATATATCTGTAATATCTCCCGGTACAGTTGTATCACCATAACGATAAGTAATTCTCATTCTGTTCTTTCTCATTACAGTAAAGATATATCCTCTCATGTATAGTCTTCCATATTCGGGGTCTAATACAAATCCACCATCAGAATTATCAGTAATATCAGTATAACTTGCTGAACCTCCGGGATTACCTCCAGAAGCCCCTGCATAAACCTCAAGTGAATCACCCGAAGCTGAAACCAATCCACCATCTGCATCAGTTCTAATTTTTCTATGTCGGAGGAAAATAGGAGTACCCCAACCAAATTCATAGATAATAGGCATGTCATGAACTTCAGTAGTAGCAGTTGCTTCACGCCATGCGTGACCTGTTCTTCTGTCTATTTCGTCTTCCTTACGATTGATTAGTTTTTCTACTTGTGTAATATTAGGTGTTGTTGTAGCTGTTATATCTACCCTCAAAAAGTCTGCCACATCAGCGACTGAACAATATACAGGTGTAACCATGTTTAAATATGATAGTTGTCTCTTTTAAAGATTACCCTAGTTTTCGCCACGATGATATACATGTAATGTACCATGAGTATCTGCAACTGATGATTTTACTCTAAAAACCAATCTTGAATAAGGATTATCTAATGTATCAATTGTTGGTGCTGCACTTGCTGTTAATGTTGTTTCTGCTTTTATTTGTACCCACCCGTTATCATAATCATCATCATCTGTTCCAGTCATATCTGTCTGGTCAGCGAAAGGTAATGTGGTTGCCCAAATTTCATATTTCAAATCATTTGAAGCATGAGTATTAAATGAAGTAATTACTGAACTTCTAATACCTCTACAATCAATATCAAGAACCGTTGCATAAGCATTAGTTGATGTAACTGGAGCATTTCTTCCATAAACACCTACCAGAGAACCTCCATCATTATACGGTTTTTCTCTAGGAGTATCTACTTGAGCCATAATAAATCAACGTATTCATACTTTATAAAGATATTGGAAAAAAATAAATAAAAGGGAATTAAAATCCGTATACCCTTAGTTTACAAGTCATTGTAATAGAGTCAGCATCATCTGCTTCATCAAAGGCTGCACTAGCAGTGCCTGATTCGTATATTTTAAGTTTACCTAATGCTGCTGCACTGGATGCACCATGAACATACTGTACTGAATTGCCTGTTGAAACCTCTAGAACCTCTACTGCTATGATTGTGTCTATTCTTCCATCTAATGATAGGTCTACTACATTGCCCCCGATATCATAATCTTCGGTTGCATAAGTAACGTCTACAATAGCCACTTTCAATTTAGAGAGTAGTTCTGCTTGTACGGACAGTGTTTTTCCGGTCAATGATTTATGGTCGGAATTCTGTGCGATTGCCAAAGTCATTAATATAATGCATTAACAGTGATATATAAAGATTTAAAAAATAAAAAAGAGTTTTGGTTTGACTAAAGTTTGATATCTCTAATCTTGCCTTGTGATTTAAAGTGTCTACAGACGGTTTCTCCCATTGTTCTGAACAATGCTTTCTCAACAAGCGTGTTGCTGTTGATGAATGGATAACCCGGAGTACGTCTAGTGGCTTCGTAATACTCTGTTGGAATTGCGACTTGGATACCCAATCTTGGATAACCGAATCCCTCTGCATCAGATGTGTCCAATGCGAACAATCTTCCGACTTCAACAGAAGCACCTTTTGGTGCATCCTTGGTTGGAATGAATGGAACTCCGTAGAGTGAATTAACGTGTATACCAACACCAGTGCCGTCAAATGTTTTAATTCCGTTTACATCGACTTGAACAATCTTCTCACCGTATGGGTTTGCGACCCTGACTTGTGGGAGATATAAGCCTTGTATCTCAGAATAAACTTCGTGACTGCCTAGGAACACATTTGGGTCTTTACCAGCTGCGATTCTAATTTTTCTTAAGTGAGTACGTAATACGTCATCAGTTAATACTCCATCAGTACCGATTGTGCCGGAAGCTGAATCAACAGTAGAGTCATAAGTTGTACCAGAATCTCTGTCAATTGCAGAGGTTGTTCCTGCCCAAGGGTCATAGTTGGTAGTATAAGTACCACCTAATGCATCTTCTTCAGCATCGGAAGAAATAATTCTGTCCAATGATTCAAAGTCATTAGTTCCTGCCCAGTTAGCAGTGGCTGCTCCAGCTGGAACTTCAACGTCTGCCAATAAGGCTTGGTTGATTAATTCTTTATGCTGTACTGCCATGTACAATCTGAGTGAACCGAGTCCACCCCAAATGTCGTCTTTACTGTGATTGGAAAGCCATTCCATAACTTCAGATGTACTGAAAGTTAGTGCCATTGTTTTTGGTCTGACGTCAATTTCAGCGATAGCTGGTTTGACAGTGTCAGGAATAACACCACCCTCGGCTACACCACCTTTGGAAGTGTTGCCTTGTGCTGTGTCAATGGTTGGTCTTGAAGAGATAACCCTCCATCCAGATTTGTCCCACGGATATTTTGGTAATACACCGAAAGCGTTTGCTTCTAAGTTTAATTGAGCCCATGCATAAGCACCAAAGACTGCGTTGAAAACGCCACCTGTTGATGTCAACATTGGGTTATTAGTCTTAGCAACTAGGCTTCGGCTAAATCCACCGTAGTATAGAGACTCTAATTCGTCCATAGTTCTAATACCGTTCACCATTATAGTGTACCCTCCTTATCGTATTTTTCAGCGATGTCTAAGAGACTTTTTCCAACCTCAGAGAGGTTTTGATATCCAGCACTTCTACATTTCTGTAGGACTTGATAAGAGACTAGGTCTTCTTTGCCATTACTTTTTGATACTTCAGAGTGAGCCGGTCTTTCGACTGGAGAAGTGGTATGTGTAACATTAGATTTTTCCTGCATTTTCAAATCACCTTTATCATCTGATGGCTTGTCTTCTGATGTAGTATCATCATGTAGACCAGCTTGGTCACCAGTTGGGTATGGGTCTTTTGGTGCAGTGACTTTGTCACCAACATCTTCACTATCAGCAGTACCTTTTGGGGACTGTGGTAGGTCAGTAGGTGTTTCCATTGCCTTATCGACTTTAGCTTCAGTTTTTGCTAATCTGTCACTAATAGACTTAAGTGCTTCTAGAATTGCCTTGTTGGTTTCATCTTCGTCTTCTGTTTTTTCTACCTCTTTTTCCTCAGATTTTTCGTCTTCTGCCTTTTTTTCAAAAGGGTTTTCTTCTTTATCTTCGGACTCTTCGGTTTTAGCTATGTTTTTGAGTTCTTCTAAAGTTGTCATAGTTGTTAAGTATTTTTATATAAAGGGGTTTATAAAGATTATGTTTCCTGATTCATCTACTATGTTTCCTGATTTGTCTACTTCTATATTTTTTCCGTATTGTGCTATTCCTTCTGGTGATGTTGAGAATGCACTAGCGTCTGCTATCCATTCACTTTCTGAACTATGTAAATATGCTTTTGTTATTTGTTCTTGAGCCTGTGGTTTCCAATTAGTTATGAAGTCCTTTATAGCGTTATGTAAGTCACTGTTATTATCACTGGTTTTATTTTCCCTCCAATATTCTGTAATTGATTCTAGGAATGATTTAGCCATTGGGTCTTTAAGTTTACTTGGATTTGATTCTAATTTTTCAGGGTCTCCTAGTCTTGCAGGGTCTGCTATTTCTGCATCTTTCTTTTTCTTGTCGGGTTCTTTTATTACTGTTATATTTTTATCTCCCCCGGTTCCATTTGCTGATGTATTATATGCCCCTAAACCTCTTGGATTTTCAGTACCACCAATAATATCCTTTTGAACTGAAATACTACATCCACAATCTTTCTTAAAGTAATCTCTGTCTCCATTAACTTCTGAACCTTGGACTTCATCTAGTCCAGCTTCATCCAATGTTGGTTTCTCAGAACAAGGTGCATCTTCTTTACATTGATTACCTATACCTGTTGAACCCTCATTTGCTTTAGTCATATTGTTATCAACATACCAAGTTTCTCCATTTGAATCAATCAAGTGTGGTATGAACCCATTTTTGTCTACGTGTTGCTGAATTGAACCACAGTAACCCTCTGGATTCTTAACATTGGGGTCTTTCTTTGCATGTGATTCACAAGCATCAAATTCCAACTTACCCCATTTAGTAGGTAATGGTTTAGTTTTATCATCAATTTTTTCAGGTTTGAAATCTTCTACTGCTTGACTTCCAAATGCTGTTGTTTTCTCTTTTTCTCCAATCATAGTTTCAACTTTCTTTGGAACATCATCTTGGTCTATTGGAGTTCCAAGGTCTGCTTTAGCAGATGATTTTTGAACGTCTGCATTAATATAACAATTAGTTCCATCACATTTAATTTTAAGTTCTTCATTATCTTTTTCCACATGATATGCTTTTGTTACTTCTGAAGATTTTGCCATTGGATTAACATCAGTGATTAATGCAAATGCCACTGCTGGGTCTTCACATACTGCGACTTCATAAATTTCTAAATCCTTAAGAGCATAAGCCATACTACCATCTGATTGAACTACTGGAGTTCTGTCTGCTTTAGTTGCACCGCCAAATGACAATCCTTTGTAAACACCTGTCTGGATTTGTTTCCAGATGAAATCATCTAATGCTGAAGATGAATGAATTTTACCTAAAATTTTAATAGCTGGGAGTTCAATTCCGTTCTTTGATGTAATTGTTACCTTTTCAAAATTAATACCTTTTCCTACAATTCTGTTAGAATGGGTATCTGACATTGCTCCTCCTCTATCAATCCATGCAGGAAGTGCCTTGTATAATTCATCTATGCTTGTAATTTCTCCTTGTCTATCTTTTATTTCTACTGATAATATTCCCTCGAAATATCTGTCTGTGTTATCCTCTTTTAATAATAATGCTTTAGTATTAAAAGTAGTCACATATACATCTTCGGGCATATATTAGAAACGTCCTAATGGTTTATAAAGTTAATGAAAAAGAGAAAAGGGTGCTAGGATACTTTCCTACCTAGACCAATTTGACTAAATGCCATACCTGCACCTGCTATAGTAAGTGTCCATGAACCTATCAATATTGTTTTGACTAGTTCATCATCTGCTTGTATTCCTATTTCTATTACATACCAAGCTGGTAAGGTAATACTCATTGAAACCAGAATTAATACGAATGCTAATTGTATTTTTTGTCTGGTCTTGTCTTCTGCTAATGACATGATAGGTTACGGTTAATCAGTATATTTAAACTTGTTGTAATGTTAAAATGGTTTTAGTCGTGATAATTTCTTTATTATAACACAACCTTCTTTTTTCTGAACTCTCATTCCTTCATCTAATGGACATGATACCTCTTCCCCATCATCAAATTCCTTAGTATCTATAATATAGTTAGTTTTTTCTAGAGAAAGACTTACAATTTTGTCATATTTTGGGTGGGATTTGTCAATCAATTACCTGTACCTCTATTCTCCCATCTTTTAGAGTGATTGCCTTCTTCATATAACCTAAGCGTTTCCACTGCCATACCCTCATTATAATGGTCTGACCTTCCTTGATTTCGAATGAATGGTCTTTTCGAGTGAATCCAAACTTGAATAATGGTATCCCAATTTTGAATGAGTCTTCTGACATGATTTAGTTTCAATTGCAATATATTTAAACATTATTATTTATAAAGATTTAGTTAACAGGCTGAAGTTGACCTACATTGATTAAATCCAGTATGAGTTCAGGTTGATATATCATTTCTTCTAACAATTTTGGGTCTGTGCCTGTACCATCAAACATACCACATTCATAACATATGCCTATTGTAAACTTTCCATCAGAATATACAAACAACTGTTTGTCTTTTCTACTACATCTGTCTGTAGTACATTTGACTTCTTTTTTCAATGTATAAACTTTACAAATGGTTTATTAATAAGTATTCTGTAATGTTTATAATGGCTAGTTCCATATATGTTTATAAGAATATTGATGATTTTTTAGAATATTATAAAGGTAAAGAAGACCAATTAATTCATAAAATTCCCATAATCGATATGTATATTGAACCTAGATTAGAAAAGTTATTTGTTGTTACTAACCAAGATGTTCAGCAAGAAAAGAAACAAAACATTGATTGGTTTAGAACAATTGTTCATATTAGGAATGAAGAGTTTATTCCAGATATGTTTGCAAGAGAGGAGTTAAATCCTGTGGTTGTTCAGTATGGTAAGGTTTTCTTTGACGGTAAGACTGGTTATATTAATTTCTTCCCTCGCAGATTTAGAAAATCATTATATGGTCAACATGTTGATAGGTTTATTGGGGGGATGAGTAGTCAGAAGAAATATCCTTTAAAGTACGAGCATCGATATTATGATTTCTTGCAAGATAGGATAAATCTAATTCTAGGTGACGTTCACGAGTCGGGTTGGACTCGTTTACGTTTAACTTTGGAAAGAGTGGGTCGTTTTTTAAATCCTCTAAATAATAAACTTCTGGATTCTCAGAAGACCAATGTTTAATCCATCTGTCATAATCAATTTGTTCAAAAATATTGTTTACTTCATTTTCATTGTTAGGTTGATTAACATATGTGTTTAGACTTACTCCGGGCATAAAGTAATTATAATTAGATAATAATGCTTTTTTTCTATTCTTTCTTAGAATTAAAATTTTAACAAAGTCTTTGTATTGTTCGTGCCATTCCTTGTTTGGTAATCCTTTTCTGTAAATACATTCTACTTTTTCAACAGTGCAGCCGGGATATTTCTTGTAGAGATATTCTACTAGACTGGTTTGCCCACATTTGTAAGCACCTATAATACAGAATTTTAGATTCTTACTTTCCGTGCAGATTCACCAGCCATGATTTGTTTGAAATCCTTTCCGTGTTTCCTACGCATAGATTTCCAAAATGGGTCATGACCAAATTGTCCACCGGCTTTATTGTAAGCTTTTGTAATATCTGCTATTCTTCTATGACATGGTTGACAAAATCTTGCATTGATTTGTTCCATATTGAATTTATAAGAATTACACATATAACATAGACCGTAATATTTTGGTGCAACTACAGCAAGAAGTGCCTCTCTACCTTTCTTTCCTGCACAATCTCCACAGATATCAATCAGTGTTGCATTACAAGCTGCCTTTGTGAAACAACCAAAACATACTGCTTCATTATCATCATTTACGTGTAAATATTCATTTGCTTGATGTTTCTTCCATAATTTCTTTTGTGCATCGTTGGAGTTATGTTCTCCACCGGAGATTTTCTTATCACCCAATCTGCTTACACCCACACATGGTACATTCGTATACCTGTCTTACAGACTGATGACATGGACAATCACATGGTAAAAGACTGCATTTGCCGTCTTTACAATCAGTCAAGTGTCTTCCTCAAATTAATTAGTTTGCGTTGACATTCTTCTATGATGAATTTAGCTTCTGTAGTTGGATTAGGTAAATCATATGATGATATTTCTCTAACAAGTTGTTTAATCTCTGAAATTTCAGGGTCTTCTCTTGTTGCATATGCTGCTACATTTACCCATGAATTCTCTTCATCTATGGTAACAGTTTCAGTTTTATCCGCTGAGAAATTTACAGTAGATGAACCATTATCAAATTCAGTTGCTCCTGTCATAATTTCATCCGGTATTGATTCTGTATGTTTTATCTTCTTCTCCACTTTTTTTGCCTTTGTTCTTTTAGGAGGGTGTTTACAACTCTCGTCACATCTATGGTTACGCTTGGTCATTGTCACTCTCCCATCTTTCAAATGCACTCATCTCGTTATCTACAAGTTCTCTTGCGTCTCTTACTGTCATTCTGGTAGCTTTTCTTAATTCATCTACTATTTTAGTTTTCTTCCAACCGAAATCTAAAGCAGTTTGTAAAGTAGTTTTAACAATATCAAAGTTATCAGGTGTTATACCTTTTGGGAAATTCTTTCTGATACCAGTTTGTGTACCACGTCCTGCACCTCTTGGGTCACCTTGTATTCCACCCTCTGTTCCCGGTCTCTGTTTTGCTGGTGCTCCTTGCATACGTTGTTGTTCTTCTTTAGGGTCAGCTCTACTTCTTCCACGTCCACCCGGTTTTATAACCGTATCAGTCTCATTTTCGTAACCACCTTGTTGTTCAAACTGGTCTTCCAATGTAATTACAGGATTTTGTGAAACAATAAATTCTCCTGTTGGTGTTCTTGAAACTTCAAAGCCAAGAGATTGATAGGCTTTCATGTTTTCTATTTCAACACCCTCTATCTGTAAGTCTCTAAGTTTGTCAGTCTCTTCACCCTCTTTCAATTTTATATCCCAATCATCGATACCAAGTGTATCTCCGATTTTTCTAAAGAATGCCTTGTATAAAATATCCTGTCCCCATTTGACAGCACGATTAGTAATAGTAACTTGAAGTCCCTCTTGTGACCAACCGGTAGGAAGTTCACCAAAGTAAAGTGGAAGAACACCGTATAATGCACCAATAATCATTCTAAGTTCTCTTCTAATAACTGTAAATTCTAATTCCTTAAGTGAGCCTGTGAAATCAAGCCACTCTGCCATCTTGCCAGAACCACCTCTGTCCTGTTCAACTAATAATGGTTGAATAGCATATGGGTCTTCCATTGATTTTTGCTGTAATACATCCCATGACTTTTTAAAAGTCTCATAGTTTCTTGAAGCCATGATGAGCATGCCTCTTGGTGGTCTCATCTTGTCGAAATATTTTCTAATGTATTCATCCATATGAGATAATGACATTGCCTTTGACCAGATGGTGTAGATTGGAGAATAACCGTAAAGCATTCCCGGAGAATATTTTCCTACTTTCCATAGAATTTCACCTTTTCCATAGACTACCCTTTTCGGGGTAGGAACACCAAGACCATATACAGTATTAACTTCAAACCAAGCATCAATTCCTACAGCATTACATATATTACATCTAGCCTCTTCACCATCCTTTACATACATTAGATTCTCTTTTCTATGTGCAGGGTCTGGACAGATTTTAACTTGAGCACCAGTGTCAGTATAACCTAATCTGCCATCTGCATCAACAATAAATGCAATTGATGGTGGGTCTATTCTGACATATTCTGTATATTCTTTAACAGTTGATTCACCTGTCTTGTCATTAATATCATATTTAGGTGATGTGAGTAAGAAAGCCATATCAAATATTTCTAAATCCTGTTCTATTTGTCTTGATACTTCCTCAAGAGTCTGTTGGTTTACGTTTACTGGTTTAGTCATTAATTCTTCTAATCTTTTTCTGTTCTTTGGGTCTGGTCTTACTATATTTGTCCCCCCACAAGTATCACACATCAAAGGTGAATCTTTGATATCTTTAACTGAATTATTAGGTAAATTATCTACTTTTATTTCTTCAGAATCCTCTTTTTTAGGAGGATATTCAAATTCTTTTGCACAATCACTGCATTTATACTTGAATCTTTCTAATATTTCAAACCCATTCTTAAACATTTCACGGTTTAAAGTGTCAATTGGAATTCTTACAGCGTCTACTGTCTTGGCTAATTCGACTACCATAGCCATTGGGAAAGGGAAAATTGGTAATTTAGCACCTGTATCAGTGCTCATCATAGGTGTAGATACTGTTGGTCTTACAGTTTGAGTAGTATTTCTTTTACTTAGAAAGTTAATCTTATCTAAAAAACCCATGTCTAATATTGTCAATGTGTCACACTATATAAGGTTTCTGTCAAGTTTTTGTCAATCAAAATTTATTTTTTTCATAATGAAATGGTCACCATCACCATCAGTCATATCACAACTATGTTGCCATGCATTACTGTTATCTTCAGTCGCCCAATCAAATAAACCATGTAACCATTCATGTGATATAACTCTACATATATCTTTGATACCATCTGCAAAATGATTTATATAATATGTTATTTTAAGGTCATCTGTAAAATATTCTGCCATAGGGTCATCTGACTCTCCGAACAAGTCAAATTCCTCATAAAACATGGTTATGCACCGTGTTTTTTACAATTCAAATCTCTAGTTTCTTTTATACAAGAGCATTTAGGCTCAGATTTAATAGGTTTTACTGCTATTTCTTCCTTTTGGGACACTTTTTCTTCCTTATGCATGGTCTTTTTATCACACATATCCTTAAAAAGATTACTAAAAAAGACTAACTAACCAGTATACTTAAATAAATAATTTAAATAAGTTATATAGAAATGTATAATGAAGATACAGAAACAGTGTTAAATGGAGTAAAATTCGTGTATAATTGCTTCAGAGAGTCAGATTTTAATATAAATTCCATGTCCCAAGAAGAATTAGAGGTGTTTTTTGACACAATTGCCGGTATGATTAGTGGTATATCTACTATTGTTTCTAATGTTGACCCCAAACTCCATGCAATCATAGAGAATTCATTAGAAGATTTATCTTTACGATAAATTTAATAACATTCATTATCTTTAATATAATATGGTCACAGAAATAATTTGTAGAGCTATAACAAATGGAACTTTTGATTCTGTCAGGGTTTCAGGTGTAACGTTATCAAATCAACTAGAAGATGATAAGAAATTTGGATTTCTAGAACCAACAAACGGTATTCTAACATATATTATTCTTAACAATGATAGAGAAATAAAAGAAAAACAAGTAAGAAGAGCAGTTGGAATGGCACTTTTCGGGTGGAGAATGAGAGTACCAATCAAATTTAGAAGAGTAAAAAACAGGCTAGACGCAGATATTATACTTGAGTTTAGGTCAGAAGAAGAGGATGAAATACTAAATTCTAACACTTTAGCCTACATGTATTATCCATTAGGAGGGGTAAATAACGGTGTTTGTGTTATTAATAAGAGATTCCATTGGACTAATGATGGTAAAGGTGTTGATATGCATTATGTTGACCCTGTTCACTATCCCACACCAAAACATACAAACCCAATTGGGAAAACATATGATTTAGACAAGGTGTTAAGACATGAATTCGGTCATGGTATATTTGGTTTACCTCACTCACAAAATAACAATGTCATTATGACAGGTAATGAAAGTATAATGAGTGAACATTTACAAGATGAGGATGTAATTAGAGCACAAGCCAAAGCCGGTATCAGACGTGGGTTTGCACATCGGTTAACTAACATGTTACGTTGGTACAAGTTGCGAAGCAACTAAAAGATTACACAAGCCTTATATACATTAGTTACTATAACACAGTTGTGAATTATGCAACAGTTTTCATAGGGTTAATTTTGGTTGGAGCATTGGGTGTAGCGATAGGTGCGTCATCAACTTCTCAGCCTGAAATGAATACAATTTGTAACAATTTCCATTCTGAAGTTAAAATAGTCAAATCATATATTGATGGCAAAGTAGTGCCACTTGAAATTACTGAATATGTTTGTGATGATTTTGAGATGAGAAAATGAAATTATCTAGAAAAGAATTAGAGAATACCATATGCATAGCCTGTGGTAAACGTTTTGGTTACCATACAAAACAGGGGGGCACAAAGTTTAACTTACCCACCCTAATGGAATGTATGTTCAGAATACAGGGAACGTATGTCGAGATGGGTGACAGACATCGTCAGCAAGCATGTAAAAAAGACAAAGCGGAGCGTTCCGAGGAAGCGGAAGAGATTGAAGCACTTTGTTCATCTAATGTGGAGGAGATAATAAATGATTCTAAACACTGAAAAGATTAGACCATCTGGAACATTCTATATACATACTACACGTATATCTGGAGATGTATTTTATATAAAGATGTTTAGTGACCCTGATTATAAGAATCTAATATCTGAGGCTGTAGACTTTGCTTAACACATCTAAAATAAGAAAACTCAAGATTACAAGAGTTGCAGATTATGAATGGTGTTTAACACATCTTACAAAAAAGGAGATGGATGAATATGTTGAATACTGATAAAATTGACGGATTAGAATATTTCAAAAAAGAGCTAAGATATAATATATCTAAAATTTATGGAGTTGAATTAAATGTATAAGGATTCGATATTTGAATTAGACAAATCTAAAAAATATGCACTGGTAGGTGCAAGCAAGTGTGGTACTACAAGTTTCACAAAATATTTGGGGCAGAACGGGTATCACGTTGAGAAACTTGACTCTTGGTTATGGTTTCCAGAGTTTATAGCTGGGGTAAAACCCGGGGGTAAATTCGAGGGGTATGTACCTATTATGATTTTACGAGACCCGGTTGAGCGTGCTTGGAGTCACTACCACTATATGTTTCAGAACAAACCTGTAGAGGATACGGATGAGCATATAAAGAAACAAAGACTGGAAGAGGTCTCTAGGAAGAGCTGTTATACTCCGTGGCTGATGAAATGGCTTGAGCAATGTGATGACCTACGTGTGTTTTGGTACGAGGATTTGGTTTCTCTCCCCGATTTTCCTCATGAGAATGCGACTGTGGTGAAACCTGAACTTGACGATGAGACTAGAGAAAAGATTGAAGAGTATATTATGGATGAGTTTAAAAAACAATCAGACTTACCCAAATAGTTAAATACTATCTATTATATAGAATATTAGCCTTTCAGGGATTACGGTAACTTTACGGTAGCCCTCTTAAGGTATAAGGTGAAAGTGACTCTTTCGTAGTTATTCGATTGAGAATTCTCCATCACCTATCTTACCATAATGTTTATATCTCTTCCCTCCCGGATTATATTAATGTCGACAGATACATTTAAAGGAGAGAAATCTCTAGAAGTGCTAGAGCAAGAAATGTTCTCAGTCTTGAATGAGATTGATTTTGACGAACGAGACATATCTTTTAATAAAAAGATGATGAAGTTATGCCAAGCATGGGTTGCCAAGGCACGAACCGTAAGGGAACGTTAGTCCCAATCAAAGATAGCCTAACAGTTAAATACTATCTTAACATACTTTTTTTATGCATTTTAAATATGAAGACCTGCATGGAGAACATTCCACTCTGGACATAGATACACTTTCCATATTGAAAGGACAGGTAGATATGTTGCCAGATAATATTGGTTTAATAATGACCAAAGATGGAAGACTGTTAGAAACTCAGATAGACTTTTAGTTCTATTTGTATCTACACTTTTTTTATTTATATCCCCCCGAAATAGAAATTTGTATGCCCCCTAATTCAAAAATTCACCTTTTCTTCTGTGAGGACTTGCCACTAAGGCTTTGGAAAGCTGACACTTTGGAAATACTTTTTGAAAAAATAAAAAATAGAATAGTTACCAAAAAATAGCAACTATTTTGTTATGATGGTTTTTTGCTATACCTTTGAATTGAGTGCCTGTGTATTCGGCTACTTCCTCAATATCACAAGCTAACAAATTTCCCTCATGTTCTGAATCACAAGATAGACGAAAGATTTTATCGTCATCAGTTTGGATTCTGTCTTTTACATCTCTTGAAATGTATGTTTGTTTTGACATACCTATTATAGAAACTACTTCTATATAATACTTTGTTTTAATAAAAAAAATAAAAAAAAGAGGGTTTTATCCCTAATCGTTGTAAATTTCGAATTTATAGTCTATTCGATTGTTCCAAAATAGTTTTGGATTTCTGTCAAATTCAACTAATAGTTTTGCTACTTCTTCCATTGAGCAAGAACCTACTACGCTGTTTTTTTCTGTTGGTTCAATGGTGATTATTTCACCATTACCAATATCATGGAATTTACGACTTGTTTTCTCGTTTTCGTTGAATAACCCAATTTCAAAAAGTTCAGGGATTACTACATATTCAAGGGTTTTCGAGTTCAGTATTTTTTCAGGAATAACACTAAACATTATTCCGTCTTTTGTGTGTTTTATGATTTGTGTATTCATATTAACCCTAAGAATAATGATGTATTAAACCTTTCTAATTTGAATAAAAAAAGAAAAAAAAGAAAAGGAATTAATCCTTTTCAAAATTTCCACAAGAAATACAGTATTCACCATGTTGAGAATCTGCTAAAACTTGCAGTTTTGAACCTATGAGATTAAAGCCCATAGATTCCCAGCTCTTACCCGTGCTGTCTATTTTACATTGACATTTTGTCATACTAGAGGGTAAGAATGAATAGTTAATAAAACTTTAATCTTTTATATACAAATTCCTGAATTTGTCTAAGTCCGAAAATGCATATAAAGCTACTAAACATTTATATGCTTTTTAGTTTTAACATTCCTGTCAAATATGGGGGGTTTATATGCAAAACCAACCTACCACTTTAATTGTTAAGGTTTAAATAACAAGTATGAGAATCTAAATTATGACAAAAACGATTAGTTTGACATTGGAAAACCCAATAACTATGTTAGGTAGAAAACTAGCAAAAAGAAAAATCTCCAAATTGTCAAAACAAATTGAAAAAAGACAAGAAAAAATTGCTAAGTTGAATAGCAAATATTTTAAAAATGATTCAACAACAAAACAAGAAACAAAAACCATAGCAACCAAACTTGAAAAAATCAATCAAAAAACTTACAGATATTTTTTGAGAGATGATACAAAAAAAGGCGTTATGAGTGCTCAAATCGCAAAAATTGCAGGAAAAAAAGCAACATGGAAAAGAGCAGGAAAAAACCAAGATAAAGACTGGTTCATTAAAGCCATAGGTTCAAAATCTGATAACGTTGGCATTGTTATGGAACAATTACCAAACATGGAAAAATATTTTAACAAAAGCCCATACGTTGCAAAATTTTGGGGTAAAACCCAATGAACTCTTTTTTTGTTTTAACCCAAAATGACGAATATAATACATATCTCACAGAATATTTTAAAACCAGAGAAAACGCAGAAAATAGAAAAAACGAATTAACTCAAAATGAAGATTATGAGTTATATTATGAATTTGAGATTAAAGAGGTTAATTTTAATGATTAATCTTTTTTCTATTTTTGATGAAATAGAAAACGAATTAATGCAAAGTCTTGAAAATGGAATTGAGGAAATTGAGAAAAACCTACAATGAAAAACTCAAGGAAATGTCAATTTTTATTGACATGATGTCAAGTAAGATTTTCATGAAAGATGAAGATAAGGAAATATTAGAGTATGAGGATAGTATATGATTTTATGAAAGTATGAGGATTTTTCAGTACCGTAAAGTACCGTACTTTTGGCATAAGTACCGTACCAGTACCGTAATTTGAGGTACCTGTACCGTACAATAAAGTACCAAAAAGTACTAAGTATGAAAGTATGAACTTATTAGAATATGAATATATTAGAATAAGTAAGTATGTAAGTATGGTGGTAAGTATGTATGATATTGTTACTATAAGTATATATGATTTTATTATATTCCTCCCGAATGTTTAGGCATAAAAAAACTGGAGGAAAAGAACATATCCCTAATAGACATCTAAGTAATAAGTAAAATAATCGTACACGATAAGTACACTAAGTATATGCTAAGTTATAAGTAAATTTTAAGATGTACACGTAAGTAGTACACGGGTGGTATGAGGTTATGAGGATATTATTGTGTGATAGTATGATGTTATGAGTATGTGAATGTATGAGGATATTATAGGAGTAACATATGACCGTATGATAGTATGAGGATTGGGTATTATGTGGCTATTTCTTTCACCCCATTATTTGTTGGAAAAAGGTTATAAAGGATAACGGTTTAGAGTTGGTAATGACAAGAGCAACAAAAGCACAATTAGAAGATAAAATTGCTGAATTGGAAAAACAATTAGCAAAAAATACTTCAAAAGTGGCTAAAAAAGCAAACAAAATCGTTGCAAAGGTAGAGGATGGATTTCACGACTATGAAAGAATTTCTAGTCTTTCAGGTGGAAAAGACATCAAAATCAGTGCAATTACCAAAGATGGTAAAATCACAGGATTCTATCTTGCAAATATGTTCCCAAACTATGACGGCAAGGCTAAAGGATTGCATATCCCAACAAACCTTAAAGAAGTAGTTTTCGACAAACTCGACAAATGTGAGATTAAAAATCTCGCATAATTTTTTCTTTTTTTACTTATCAGGCGTGGGCGAAGCCCTACTTAACTCGTACACTTAGTAGGAGAACTTAAGTATGATATATATTGGAGATAAGTAATGTACACTTAGTAAGTCTTAAGTATAGTCGCTGGGCTATAAATATAGTTGGATATATTCTATATATTTGTATCAATAAACTATATAGTTCGAGTAGTAGGGAGTATGTGGCAAGTATATGGGGATAATATAGGCGTAGTATAGGGTGTATAGGTAGAACAAATAGTAGTAATATATATCTATTATAGTATATTATAGTATGTCTTATAGTGTATGTTATAGTATGATTATGTCTATTAGGGTTATTTTTCTCCCCACGATTATTGTATATCTATTATAATAGATTGATATGTTATAGTTTGTTTATTATTATGTATTATAGTATAGTTATTATTATCTTTCCCCCGTTTCACCTGATGTTTTGTTGGAAAAGGCTTTTAAGCAACCAAAAGAATTACCTTTCAATGAAAACAAAACACTCTAGTAAGAGAGGTAGTTTAGATTGTAAATCGTCTTTTATTGATAGACAATCTTACGATAAGATACAGCCTAGAAATGTATCTAAATATAATAGATTAGAGAAGAAGATGAAGTCTAGTAGTTGGACATCACATATGTTAAAACAATATTTTCTTATTGTTGACGCATTACAACCAACACCTATGCAACAACAAGGCATACCTAAACAGGCTACTCAATTAGATTACATCACTCAAACACATGACCAAATCAAACAGTATATAATAGACAACCCTAACAGTCAAGAGGGTAAAGAAGCAGGACTTATATATGATGAGGTCAAAAAGAATACATTAAAACTGTTAAGTAAAGCAGAACGATACAACATTCGTAGATTGAATGTGCCTGAATCAGTAAAGAAAGAAGGAGGTAATGCGATACAAGGTAAAGCAGAAGTCGTGCCTAGAAATAATGGAGAACGAATCCATATTAAATTGGAGGAAGTATTATAATGGGTTACGGATTAGAGCAGGATAAATATTATACTCCTGTGAATCATCAAGAAACTCTCAAACTAGAGTGGAAGATACATAACATCATGATACGAGCAGAACAAATCGCACATGACACACGCATTAAGTTAGGTCTTGACCATAAATGTCATGGATTTGACATACAATGTGATTGTGAACTGCCTGAATTTCAAGGCGAATTACACCCAGCACATAACTTCAACAAGTATGTAATGGAACAGCGTATTAGATATGGGAGTCAATCATAATGACCGAGAAAGAAAAAGCATACTGTAATATGTGTGGGTTTGAAACTGTGCGTAACAAAGGAGATTCATGCCCTTATCATCAATCAGTATCTTATTCAGAAGATGGAGAGGTATCTTTTGCGTATGATGAGTTCAATCAAGATGGAGAGGAATGGTAATATGATTGACCAATGGTATAATATTTTATCTAAACAGATAGATATATTAATTCATAATAGTGAATGTCATACCGTTGGTGATTCAGAAATAATAGAGATGATGTCTAAAAAATATCATATGAGTGAGGAAACTGCAACCCAACTTGTAAAAGAATATTCAGATACATTTATACCTTGTCCTGAACATATTATTGATGAGTATAACGAATGGGAGTATGATTAAGTATGGCACATAATATACCTGTCATTAGTGATGAATTGATGGCAAAGGTTGATAGTATATTTGCTCATGGAAGTCAATCATGATTAAAGATTGTCCTAGATGTGAGCAAAGAGTCAATGCTGTTTGTCAAGGTATGATGAATGGTCGTAGTTTCTTTTGCCCTAGTTGTAGATATTGGGGTAGCCATTTTAAATGGAATGAACCTGAAAAATATAGGTTGTCGGGAGAGTATAATTGATAATATTAGATAAAGATGTGCTGGTATTATCTTTTCCCCACCCTTGTTTTTAGGCGTGAGTGTTAATAGGTATGTCAATTTATGACTCATGTCAATCATAATGAACGTGCCTAAATGTCTAACTAATATTAGTCCTCGTTGGGCTAAGATATTAGATACTTATTCTATTAGTGATGTTCTTGCTTATACTTTTCTCCCCACGAATCATGGGTTGGAAAATATAAGTAGACATGATGAGGACTTGTTATATCAGGCAGAGGTTGATGGTATACCACAGTTAAGGATAGGTGATTTCGCCTGTTGTATAGTAGGTGAAGCATGGAATCTTAATGAAGATAACGAACGTAATGATAATAGGTATGGTGATTGTCGTGAATGTTATAATCATAGTATGAGGTTCTGCACTATGCTTGAGGAGATAGATGGTGGGTATGAATCATGTGATGAAGAAACAGATATATCTATAACCGATTACGAGGCAGAGATAGAATTGTTTTGTGAACATATTGGTAGCGAACACCCTGAACTCATTAAGAATGATGAAGTGGATTGTGAATAGATGTGGCACACCCAACCTCACATTATTGGGTTGGTCATAAAGATGGTTACTTATTCTGTTCCTGTGGCGTTGCTAAACTCAACGGAAATATATATCCCATTGAGTATGTGAGAGAGAGGATAAAGTATGACTAAGCAAGAAGATTATGAGAAAACATTAGTGCAAGAGTTGTATCATAACATGTGTGTGGATAGTGCTAACGAGGAATTGTATGACAAACTGCAATCATTCTTAGAGGGGAAACCATCAATGGTTGTCATTGATACAATCAAAGTGTTACTTATGTCAGCATGTAAAGATGGGATAGACCAATCAAGAACTATACTAACAGATAAAGAATTGAATGGAGGTGTATAAGTATGAAGCGTAGAACTGTATTTATTATTAGTATTCTTTTGCTTCCTGTTGCTCTTGCCCACGAATTGTGGTCAAGAACTGCTGGAACATTCGGAGGAATATTATGATAGAATCATTAAATATATTCCAAGCAGTTTATAATAGATGTGAAGATGATGATGATATAACCGAATCAGATTTAACTACCAATATCATTGAGGAAAAAATCAATGAGATTATTAAGGAGTTAAATAAAGAATGAATGAAGCAGGACAATGTCCTAAGTGTAAAAAGGATAGAAATATGAGTGGAGATTCAGAATCATATGTTGGTAATGATGAATATACAACACAATATTATTGTGATGGTTGTAAATTAAGTTGGCTATCATATTTTAAATTTGATAGACAAGAGGTAGATGAAGAATGAGAGTAAGTAGAGAATATCTCGATACTATCTGTGAAGATTATTGTGGAGATAGTGATAGTGCATGGTGGATTAGTGGACAGATAGAACAAGCATTAGATACATTCATTGATTATCTTAATGATGACCGACATGATTTCATGGGTAGGATAGAGATTTGTCCATTGGAATCACACCTTAATTGTGAGTGTATGATTATCAATGAGAAAGTAGATGGTATTCCATGTGAGGAACACGCATAATGGGACACGATTTTTCCCTCATTTATGAGGAAAACAAATGTAATGAATGTGGTCGCAGTAATGTAAATGTGATAGAGGGAAATATGTATGTATCATATAATCATTGTTGGGCTTTCTATGACCACGTTGATAAAGATATAGGGTTCAAATGGATATATGGTAAGCCTGTTACGGAAGTAATACCTAAGATGGAATTATTAAAGGCTAGAATACAATTCGATAATGGTGGTATTCCCACACATAAAATGAATGAAGATGGTAGTATTGCATGGAGTGGTAAGTTAATAGATACTATTAACTATGGTAAAAATGAAAAGGCTAGAGATAATGGTTGGGCAAAGACTATGTTCAATGTTTATAGATGTGCTGATGAAATACTACAAGCGTGTTACAAGGCAGTCGAACAAGGACATCTTAACGCTGAGTTTTATGGGGATTAGATTTGTATAAGTATAGTAGTATCTTTTCCCCCGAAACCAACGGGGATTTGTTGCAAAGGGTTTTTAAGCAACCAAGACAAAACAGAAAGGTTAGAAAGGAATGATGGGTAATACTACATTCCCTAACAAATAAATATAACAAGGAGGTAGATATAATATGAAATGTGATAGTAGATTATTAACGGCTAAAGAAGTTCCAACTTTAGAGGGCGTTAAAACAGCACAACTTAGAACATTAGTTAATGCTTCAGATAAAAAAGTAGCAGAAAATTTCGCAGTTTTATTAGTGAACGTTCCTACAACTGATGGCAATACTCAAATGTTTAGAGCAACATTAAACTCACAAGTTCCATTGAACACCGAGATTATTCGTAGTCAAGATGGTCAAATTGTGGGAATCCCAGTAGTATCGGGTGGCTAAACTTTTAGTTTAGTCTTTTTATTTTTTATTAGGTAAATTCATTATGGGTAATGAAACAGTAGGCGAGGATAACCTCGAAGTATATACTCCTGATATTGGAGAAAGTCAAGAGATAGGTATTGATGAAACAACAACAAGTTATTCTCCACGTTTAAACAAACTTAAAGAGGGGGAAACTATCCAAGTTAAACTAAATGAAAAGGCAATTAAATGGCGTATTTCTCACGACTTATACAAAGACTTTAAATCTGGTGTAAGAGAATTATTCCAAAACGAAGCAAGGGCTTGTCGTCAGGCACGTACTAAGTATAATGCAAAGCCAAAGATTGAGGTAAGAATTAATCCAAACACTAAGAGTTTAACCATTCAAGGCATTGATTCTCTAGGTATTAGTGAATCTGTATTTGATAATGTGTTGAGAGTTCTTGGTGTGTCAGGTAATACTGATGGAGGTAATGAAGTAGGTCAATTTGGTATGGGATTTGCTTCTTATACAACGCTTAGTGATATTATTCTGGTTGAAACTTGGTATCGTGAGAATAGAGATGATGGTAGTGAGCAACGTTATGCTTTCTTAGGGGATAATGGTATTGACTTTAAGATTCTCCCCGAACCTGAACTAGATACATTTGGAACAAAGTTATCCATGACATACAATGTAAAGGTAGAGGAACGTGGTATTATTGACATGATTACAGAATGTGCCAAGTTTTGTGGCGTTCCTGTAAGTCTTATAGTTGATGGAACATGGGACACTTATCATGAGTATGGACATGAGGGTATCTATGAACTTACAACCTATAAATCATTACCTGATTGTTTAAAGATACAGTTCCAAGAGAGATGTGTTCAGGATAAAATGTATGATGAAGATGGTATTAACTATGATTCAGATACAAGAGTAGGATTTTATAAAGAAGTTCATATAGATAACGAGGACTATGAGTTCTTTGGTATTATTGCAATCGCTAAGAGTAAGACAGGTGATTACACAAACAGAATGAATAGTATTATGAACTATCATTTGTTGGCAACAGTTCCGATAGAGATTAACTTCCGACCAAAAGGATTTTGGACATCTTATGCACTCAATATTAAAAATGAGAGAAAGTTTATGCCAACAGCAGATAGAGATAGACTTACACAAGAAGCAGAAGAAGAAATACAAAATGCTTTCAATGAAATCATACCAACATACTTTACAGAACTAGGATTGGAAACTGTTAGTGATTACTTGTCCACGTTAGACAAACCAATCTATGACCAATGGTATTACTTTGAATCATTAATTGATAAAGAAGTGTATGAAAATTCTCAAAGAGTTATAAGTGTATTAGGAAAGAGATTTAGTTTAGGTGGCACTCGTTCATATAGAACATTAAAGTCTATGATTGCTAGTGGTTCAACCATGATTAAGTTAAAGGCTTTGCGTGGTGATTACATAGCAAGACTAGGAACTGTATTTGATGACAAGATTTGTTTCAGATATAAAGAGAGTGATGAGGGTGGTTACGAGGAAAACTATAACAAGACATTAGATTTGCTTGAAGAAGCAGGAGTAATATTCGGAGAGGAATATATCAAAGAGCATAAGATTAAACCACTCACAAAGAAAGAAAGAAACACGGGTAATAAGATAGCCAACTCAGAAAAAGCAATTAGATTATACAACGCAGGATATAGACATCACCATGAAGTAGATGGCGAGAGAGCATTTGGGTTGGCAACAAGTTACAGAAGAAGTATTGTATCAACTAAGGTAGGACAAGTCAATGAAAAAATGCACGATAATATGATTGTGTATGATTTGAAAGGTAAGGACAAGATAGAGTTTGATGAAATCAAACAGAAACTATACAGCACGGAAGCAAGTTATGTATTCATGAAAAACATAAAGGGATTAGACGAGGACATCTTAAAGTTTAGTGAGTATCTTGTGGACATTGATAATCATAAGTTTACATTAGTTAATGGAAAACAGTTACGAGTAAAAAGTATGATTGAGGCAGTTCCTGTTATAATGGGTGACCATATAGCAATCAATAAGTTATGTGATAACAAAGTAGTAAAAGGTTACGAACATTGTGTAGTAGTCAAAGACCAAAATGAATTATTTGATTTGGAATTTGCATTAAAGAAACATGGTAAGTATACTAGCAGAGGCTATCAATCTAATTGTAGTGAAAGTGATTTGATTGAGAAATCAAGTGGTATAGATGTAGAGGACATCACCATGTATTGTAACGATGCACAAAAGAAAATAATCTATTCTAAACTACCTAATGTTAAGAACAAACTTAGTGATGGTATGTTCAGGGTATTCTTTAGAGCAGTAGCAAGTAGACCTTATGATTTTGATAAGATACTTGCAGAATTAGATGAGGATATGAAAGAATGAAAAAACTTGCAGAAAGAAGTAACGTATTCATAGTAGAAAACGAGGGTAAAGTATCAACACTAATCAAAGATACATATACTATCCTAAAGATTAATGAGTTTGATGGTAACAGAATCTTTTATGATTTTGGTGATGGTTTAGAAGTAAAAGAAACTTATGATGATAGAATCTTTAACTGTTTTAAAAACGGAGAGACTATTAACATTCGTGATGGTAACAAGATAGCCGAGTTTATTGCTGACAATAATTCAGCAGGGTATGATTCTTATTTCAAACAGCATTACTATGAACAACACCGATTAGAATTTGTAGATGAAGTAATAAAATCCTATGGTGATAGGGTTGTTAAAATTCCTGATGGTTATCTAGTAGATGACATTTGGAAAGTAAATAATACAGGTTCATCATATTATTTGGCAAAGAATCACAAGGGTTCTTTCGACCAAGATGTAGTAAATGTTCATGGTGAAACTGCAAAAGGAAATGAGGGTGATTGGCATTTCTTATGCACGGTTGCTCAAGGTAATTTCTTGAAGATGAGTATAGATACTAAGATTGGTTCACTTGAATTAGATTCAACAACCATGACTATACTTGCAAAGATTAATTTCCTTATGAATCCAAACATAAATGATAGTGTGTTCATGAATCAACTTCCTAAAAAGATTAGTAAGTTATTGATTGATGAGCATGAATCAAAACAAAAAGATACAGTAGAATTAAAAGATGGAGGCGATTATATATGACACTACCAAAAGTAGAAAGAGAACCTGATGTTCGTGTTCATTATTGTAAGGCACAGAAATCTAGTGGCTTACCTATAATGGTAACCGAGTTAGGTAAAGATGAATACCAAACAGATTTGATTGAACTTCACAACGTCAATGTTAGAGTTCAATTTATGAATGGTAATCCAAAAGAACTTGGGCGTGGAGCTACAAGTATATTGGAGGTATGGAAAAATGAATAATGTATTAGAGCATAAAAAAATTAGAAGTAGAGATGGAAAAAATACTCATTGGTATAACAAGTGTGAGTGTTGTGGATATGGTTTTGATGATGGAGAGATAAGACATAAGTGGCGTTTAAATATCCCTACATCACAAAACTATTTGCGTGGTCAATTTTGGACTACTCAATGTAATGAATGTTTATTAAAAACAAAAGAAGAATGGTTGAGAGGTCTTGAAGCGTTACAAGTATAAGAACTACGAAGTCGAGGGGGATAGATGGCAAGTATGGTCTATGTTATCTAAAGAGTTTCCTGATGAACAAATAATATTAAATAAAAATGGAGGTGTATAAGTATGAAAGGAATTGATGAGTTTCACGTTAAGATAAAATCTGCTAGGTTTAATATATATAATAGTGGTAGTGGTAATAGTTATACCGTAATAAAACATAATGATTTATGGAATTGTGATTGTAAATCATTTCAGTTTTGTATTGAACCAGCAACTTGCAAACATATAGATGAGATTAAAAATGACCTAGAAGAATTAGTCCCTGACTATGATAGTGAGGAAGAAGAAGAATGAATGATGATATATTATACTGCAAACATACTAGAACTGAAGAAGATTTATGTTTGAATTGTTATCAGAATATAAAGGAGGAAGATTAAAATGAAAGAGTATAGAGTTTATTGTGAAACATATGTTTCAGCAGAAAATGAAGAAGAAGCATTAGAGAAAGGATATAATGCTTTGTTCGATATAGATTATGAAGTGGAGGAAGTAGACTAATGGGACTAGAATTTACTACTGAAGTTCATGTATGTTGTCCTCATTGTCAAGAGGAATTTGATACGGAGGTAGACGTGGAATATGAACCTGACTGTTAGTCAAACTAGGTGTAATCATTGTGAAAAACGACAAAGATTACGAGAAAAATATGAAGGAAAATGCAGAAATTGTTTTCTTGCACATAAAATAGTATTTGAATATAGAGGTAAGTTTAAAGATGAATAGAAAAGAAGCGAGTAAGATTATTGGTGGCTTGACTACAACTAGCAAAATGCCATGCCCTAGTTATTCACTCCCTGCTACTTCGTGTAAGATGGGTAGTAAATTAGTGAATGTAAAGGGTAGTGTATGTGAGGGTTGTTATGCCCTCAAAGGTTTCTACCGATTCAAGCAAGGTCGTAATGCTAGAGAGATACGACTTGCTAGTATTTATAAACCAGAATGGGTAGAGGCTATGGTTACTGCACTTGAATCTCGTAAGGATAAGTCATACTTTAGATGGCATGATAGTGGGGACTTGAATAGTATTATGCACTTGTCTAATATAATGGCAGTTGCTACTCGCACACCTAATACTAAGCATTGGCTTCCTACTAGGGAGTATAAGATGGTTAGTGATTATGTTAAGAATGGTCTTTCTATTCCTAGTAATATGTATGTTAGGATTTCTACTTATATGATTGATGGTATTCCTCCCCTCGAATTTGCTCGTAAGTTAAATGCTTATGAGAATGTGGAGGGATTCATTGGTGTAAGTAGTGTAAGTAAGAAAGAATATAGTTGTCCTGCATATGAACAGGGTGGACAATGTGGGGATTGTCGTGTATGTTGGACAACAAAAGAGAACGTAACTTATCCGTTCCATTAAAATAAAAAGGAGGTAGATGTAAAATGAATTATAAAAAATTAGATGGTAATGATATGAGTTCCAACGGAACATCATTACAAGGGTATGTTAGAACAACCCGTAATAATATAGTGAACAAACTAGGTGATGAAACCTATTGGGATAATGATTATACTGAGAAAGTTCAATCCGAATGGGTATTGAAATTTGATGACGGTAAGGTTGCAACTATATATAATTACAAGACAGGTATCACACCACTAGATGAATATGATTGGCACATAGGTGGACATGATGAAGATGTTGTCAAACGTGTGGAGGGCATACTGAATGACTAAAGTAGATAGTTATGGTGTTAATACCAAAACCATTGACAGTCAAATAGCATTAGATGATGGTCATGACAAAGCCACTTGGTATGGTGATTAATCATGACTAATATAGAAGTGACTAAATGTGATGATTGTGGATATGTTCAATACTCTACAAACCCACATGATGAAAATGATGTATTGTATGTGTTTGAATGTAAAAAATGTAAAAATCATTATTGTGAAAATTGTCAAGATATTCATGCCAATGAGGAGTTATGGGAATGACTGAACTAATATATTATGAATGTGATGAGTGTGGGTTTTGATTGAGTCCGACTAATGTATGTGAATGTTGCTGGAAATTAGGTAACACATATAAGGTTGAGAAAGGATATGTTTGTGAAGAATGTATAGAAATATTAAAAAAATTAAAAAAAGGAGGTAGATGATAATGGTTAATTTATATGAAAAATTCAAATGTTATAAATGTGAAGAAAAATATATCGGTAGAGATATAATCAAAGGTAGTACAATAGGCAGTGGATTTTTTACAGAATATATGTGTGAGAAATGTACAAAGGAAAATTATATATGGGCGACAGGTGATGACCTGTTAACTGAATATGAGAAAGAAAATATTAGACAGGCTAATTTGAAAATAAATAGAAAGATAAATAAAATATTATTAGAATTGGGAGGTGTATTAACAAATTGACCTTTGGGGATAGAGAGCAGAATCTTATTGAGTTCGGTAGGTTCACAATATATCAATCACTAAAAGAAATGATTACTGAGGGTGATGATATTAGAAAGATTAACTTTGATGAGTTAATATCAAGGACATTGGCAAACATAACTGACACAGATTTGTTATCTGTTATTGACCAAGTGGTTAATGAAGATGATGATATAGCATATAAGGATTGGCGTGATGGTTTGGAGTAATATTATCACTTGGTATAGGGTATGAGCTTCATAACATATGAAAAGCCTTATAAAGCATGAGGGTATTAACCCCATGTGGACAAGGTAAAAGAAGCATTAATAAATGACATACTTAAACTTGATAAAGAGATATGGATTCCAATGCACCAAACAAGTATAGAAGAATTGGAAACAAAAAGCCTACGAGAACTTACTATGTATTATAATAGTCTTGTTCACGTTAGGGAAAATCCTGTATGACAATATGCAATATATGTGCAGAAGATAAGGATACTCTCAAATATGATGAACTCAATCTTTGTTCCTTGTGTATGAAACAAGTAGAACGAGAAATTGCTAACCCTAGAGTATGCAAACCAGACTCTTAGTAAGTATTATTAATTAGTAAGTTATACTGATAACTATGATGATGGAAATTAATTCCTTTACTAGACTAAAGCAACAGTTAAGTAAGGAACACATTGCAGATGGTTTGACATTGACTAACGTGCCTGATGATTTTTATCCTGATGTTAATTCGTTTATAAATGAGAGTGGTAACAATGATGTTAAGATTATGATGGCTAAGTTTAAGCGTATTAGATTGACTAAGATGGTTAGGCTTGTTAGTTCTTTTACTTCTTATGATTCTATTTCTGATAAACTTTCCCCCGAAGAGCAGGTGTTATATTGTGAACTGTTAGAATCGGCTGAGAAATATTGGAGGCTAAATTAATTGAATGATATTATTTTATGTGAGGAGGAGGGAGTATTAATATGCTTATCACCAACAAGTATGAAAATAAATGCACAAACTGTGGACAATCCATTCCTGTTGATGAACAAGTCGAGTGGAATAAAGGAAGTGGAATTACACATATTAAGTGTCCAACCACAGAAGATAAGTTCAAAGGAATTGAAAAGTTGTCGTTCGCAGAAGCAAGAGAACTCACCAACTGTCAGTTATGCGAATCAGAAGCAAACTATGTTAACACATATTATTACGAAAACTATAGATTATGCGAAAGATGTTGGGAGGGGACTCTAGGTGGAATGTCATAAGTGTGCCGACTATCATATTAGTTGTATGATTATAGGCATATCAGAAGAATACTGTGGGTGTGATTGTCATAAATAATACTGATAGGATAAATGGTACTGTGTGTTTGGCTGATTATTATTCCCCCGAACATCAGGCACTTGTAGATACGATACAAAAGGAATTAGCTGAACATGTTTGAGATATTCTTTAAGATAAATGAAACCTTACAGGAGATACGTGACCTCATGGTTAAGATGGAAAAACATCTTAGTGATTTAACTGACCCACCTGATTTAAATGAGTGGGCTGATTATAAAACTAAGTATAAAAAGGAGGAAGAAGAATGAAACTGACTAAGGACATGTTATACTGCTGGGAACGGGTAAATGACAATGATGATTTTGAGAAATCCATGAAGAAGAGAAAATGTTTGTGTAACTTACACAAAGCAGGAAGACCTAATAGAGTATGGGGTGCTGGTGCAAGTAGGCAAAAATGAAATTCACATTCAAAGGTAAGAAGTTTAAACGAGTTGGGTGGAAACTAGAATTAGAATGAGATATTAAATGAAGATGGTTGATGTAAATTGTGGATAACTTGCTCTATATTCTGAACGAAGTTATAAACAAACTTGTAGATACCCATAAGTTAATAAACGGTAAGAACCATAGGGTTAGAGTGAAGAGAGATGGATAAGTATTGTGATTGTCAAGGAAGAATGGGGTTAGATGAGTTATCTAATAAGTTAAAATATTATGAGTGTGGGGTATATTTTACATGATTGAAAGAGTTAAAGGTAAGAAACACCCTGATGACGAAATCATATTGTTTAATGGACACGCACCTAGTTTCTTAGAACTGTTAGAGACTATACTTCTTCATGTGAGGAATGAGGATAATATTTATCCTCCTCCAAAATATAAGGGAGGGGCTATGTTGCAGGAGTTCTTCATTAAGTATATAGGGGAGAGAAGAATGCCTAGTGATGACGAACTTAAAGAACTAAGGTTGGGAAAGTATAGACCATGACCAAATGTGCCAACTTTGTTTGCTTGAATGAGGCTAGTGGGCTTAAGAGACTTAGGGGAAAATTCTGCAAGAGATGTCTACAAGATAACAAACCATTTGTTTTCCAATGTGAAACTTGTAATAATACATTTATTCCAAAGGGTAAAACATTCTCTGTCATACCAAAATCATGTTCATCTAAGTGTAGGAATAGACGTAAGTATCTTAGAAATGGAAAGGAGTGGTCAAAAAAATATGCCAAGAAACACCCTAGACCTAAAGTAATGAAGAAAGCAAAACTATGTAAGAATTGTGATGAAGCGTTCAAGGGATTTGAAAGGCGAGTATTTTGTACAAAGAAATGTGCTAGTGAGTTTGACCGTAAGTATAATAAAATGAATAGATTGTTTAAGTATACTAAGAAGATGGTGGAACAACATCTGAATCTTTCAAAGCCTCAAGAAACTCTCTACGTGACTCGTCATTAAATCTGTCCTTGAATATATTGGGACAGTTATAATGCTGGACATCTACTACTATGCAGTCATTCCACTCTAGAGTTTTTTTCTGAACCCTGTCCCTTTCGCTAGTCATAGAGCCTGAGTGATGTTGGTCTTGGACTCTTACTACTATGGGCATTTGTTTTTCTCTGAATACTACTATGTCTAGTGTTTCTTTTTCTTGTCTTTCTGTTACACTCCCCACGAAATCTCCTTTCATTAGTTTGCTAAAGTTCCATTGAATTTTTATATCTGCTGTAGGGTATAGTTCCTTAAGTATACTTAGGCAGACATCTTCTCCGTGACCGATAAAGTTCCCATTAACATCTTTATACATGATTACCATATCCCCTATATGCTTCATCGACTTCGCATTTCAAACAGGTAGAAAAGAAACTATTCTTTCCACACGAATTACATATATTAAGTTTCCTTGTGAAAGTTTTACCACTAAATGATTTCTTTAATCCTTTAATGAATCCACTAATTATGCTCATAGATTCTCTCTAGAACTTCCCACTTCTTAAGTGTTGTGGAATATCTGACATTAAATACCATAGCCTTTGAGTCTTTTACTTTGTTTACCCATTCTATTATTGGTTGTTTCTTCGCCCACGCATTTGTTTTAATTTGAATGAATACTAGTTTATTATTTGGGTCAAGGCATATACCATCCCATAAATTCCACAAGTCCAATGCCCTATACCATGAACCTTTCTCTTTTGATTTATAAACCAAGTCATGTCTCCTACCGTGAGGCTTTAACCAAATTTCCGTATAACCTTTTTCTAATAAGTATAGTACAACCTTACGATTAGAGTAACGCATTCTTTGACGTGGATTGATTTTAAATCATCTCCTCGTGTGAGAATTAAGTATAAGATGATAAGGCGTCAATGAAAGGAAAACAACTAGAATCCACAAAAGGGATATCTAAAAACCTTGAGTTTGCTTTTGTAGGCAAGCTCTCAAAGAGAGACCTCTTATCACAAACTTCTAGCCTTATCAACATAGTAAGTATACTTAGTTATAGTATAAAAAGGTTGGGGAAAGTTATTCCACATCGTCTATACCTTTTTCATTCAAGGTGTATTGGCATTCAAGTAGTGCATCCTTTGGACTATCTACCATACGTGCTATACGTTTCTTTCCCTGTTTCTTAAAGTATATTCTATAGGTACTCGCGTGACCTACAACATTTCCTCCAATAGGTTTTATTGGGTCGCCAAACATAACACTTGGGTCTGTTTGCACTTGGTTAGTGAACAAAACTGTACACTTAAAGTAATAGCATATATTCTTTAAATGAGTCATGACTCTTCTTAACTTGTTTTGTCTTGCAGACAGAGTACCTCTTCCTATGTATTCTTCTGCGTATTGTCCTATTATTCCGTCTACTACTACTAAGGCTGTGGGGTTTGCTACTAGTAATGATGTTATCTTCCCCTCCTCAAGTTCATAGTCTTCGGTGTTAGGAGTGTGTCTGTAAGTAATATTCTGAAGTAGTTCCTTTGCTTTGTCTTCCGAATCAACAAGTTCACGATTGACAAGAATCTCTACAAGTCTTTTAGGTTTGAAAGTATCTTCACAGTCAAACCATACAACGTGTCCACCTTTTGCTAATACATTAGCGACAGCTGTAAGGCTGAACTGTGTCTTGCCTGAACCAAACTCACCGTATATTTCATACAGTGCTTCTGGTGACATACCACCACCTAACAAATCATCTAACTCTTTGACACCAATAACAATTTTATCAATATCTTCTTGATAGTCAAGTAAGTCAAGTGCTGACATTTGCGTACTTCGTACAAGTCCTTTATCTTCTAGCATATGTTTTGCTTTAAGAACCCAGCCTTGTGCAGTAGTCTTATCGGCTCCTGTTAATTCTTCTATCTCTCTTGCTCCCCTTATACATAAGTCATATAGATTATCTATACCAAATCCAGCAAGTTTATCGATAGTCACTTTACCAACTCCTTTTAGTTGGGCTAAACCAATATCTAATTTTTCTATCACTTCAACAGCTTCCTCATCGGAAGCATCAGTAATGATAGCACTCTCTTCGCTAGTCATTACATATGATTAATTACTTAATATAAAAAGGTTGGGGAAAGTAATGGTTCTACAGAACCTCTACTGATTTTTTCCATACCCCTGAACCTTTCATTACAATTTCATTTGCTCTTTCCAAGTCCGACATGACTTTCTGTGCTTCATGTTTTGTGAACTTGCCAGTTTCAATTAGTTTTTCAATGAACTCTTTTGATTTGAACAAATCATTCTCATTCATACAAAGTCTCATTACTTTATGGATTGCAATTTCTTTACTGTCGGCTTTTCCTACGAATTGATTTTGAATTGATTCTCCTTTATCCAAGTCTACATTAAGACTTTTGTATGAGGACTTTAAAAGATTTGTTACGATTTCCAAGTCTTCACTTGTTACTTCATCTCTAAGCATTAACTTAGCGTGTGCATATGCAAGACGCATAATTCCTTCAAGTTGACGAGTGCCAACTGCAAGTCCTTCATTTCCTTTACTTGCACGTCTAAGTGTATGGTAAAGTTTCTTGGCTTCTTTAATCAAGTCTTTGTTAATCTTTGGTTCAAGGTCTCTTGCATGATTCAAGTATGCTGTCATTTGTTCTACGTTCAAGTAGACATCTTCTTGATTAGTTTCCTCATCAAAGAAATCATTAAGTATGTGGTTTGCTTTCAAGTCGTCATAGTTCTCATCAACCTTATCCACGATGAGCCAAATCAAATCAAACCTAGACAGTATGGTTGCTGTCAATTGTAGGTTGTCTGATAGGCTTGACTCTGGGTCATACTTTCCACCGATTGGGTTGGCTGCTGCGAGTATACTTGTCTTAGTTGGAAGACTCATGATGATACCTGCTTTTGCGATTGAAGTTGTCTGTTGTTCCATAGCCTCATGTATGGCACTTCGGTCATTTGCTGTCATCTTATCGAACTCGTCTATCATTGCAAAGCCACCTGAACAAATCGGGAGAACTCCTGCCATTGCTACCTTTCTTCCAGAGTCTAGCGTGACAATTCCAATGGTAAGTCCTGCTGATGTTGAACCCTTACCTGATGTGTATAGGGATAATTGAGTTACTGACTTTGCATATTGTAACATTACTGATTTTGCCATGCTTGGGTCTCCTACTAGTATTTGGTTTATGTTTGCTCTTTTTGCTCCTTTCTTTCCCCCGACTAGTTGTAACATCATTGCTAACTTCATATCCTTATAGAGTTGGTTAGCATAGATTGTTGGAGCAAATGAATCAATAAGTTTGTCACAATAACCCCCCTTAATTGAGTCAGATTTATACTTCTCTAATTCTGCTATAGTGGGTAACAATGGTTCTGTTGACACTTTATCTACCATTGAAGTTATTTCTATGAATATATCATTCTCATTATCCTTACCGGGACGTGAATGAAATATACCTGTCATCAACTTTTTTTGACCCGGAAACGCACTACCTACATGACTGTCGTATATCTTTGCTTCGAATGAAACAGAGTTGTTGAACTTTGCTTCCTCGATAGGTTCTTGTATGACGATAGTCTGAACGTAGCCTGTAATGATAGTCTCTCTTTTTATATCACATTTAGCTTTTTTACACCCTGCATAACTACAGAATACTGATGGTAATGATTTGTCAAAGTCTGCTCTTGATTCATATTCATTATCACATTTAGGACAAACTACCTTACATGATTTGGTATAAGTCTTCCATGAATCCCCTGCTACAATATCACAGTTGAATGATATAGGAGAGTTCTCATGGTCTTGAGGGTTGATGTCATGTAACAGAATTGTTTCATCTGTGGTGAATTCTATCTTCAATGCATTGAATGTAAGTTCAACTTCTATGTCAGGATATACCTCACTAAGTATTGAAAATACTGCTTTCTTATATTCTGCTCTAAATCTAACAGGGTCTGATAGATAATAGTCTATGAATTCTGAATCATTTACATTTACTGTTAATGTACTTGTAGGTTTTAGTTTAGTTAATGTATTGATTGTTTCCTTTCTAGACTGAATTACACCTACCAACCTATCTCTGATTGCAGAGTCAGTATAGAGTATTTCTTCTTCACTCAAGAAATAATTCCCTCTATTCTTTTATCAATTATGTTACCAAGTTGTCTATGTCTCTTCTGAAATTTTTTAATATCTGGTTGTGGCATAGCCTTTATAAAATTCTTCCATTGTTCAATCTCAGAATAAAACATTGGCATTGCTACAATATCTTTATTTGTAAAGTCTGTAATTTTTAATGGTACATCTTTGTTGTTAAGATAGTATTCATTGGCAGCAACACCAAGAAATTGTGAGAATGAAATATGGTTTGGTCTGATGGAATCAATCAATTTGAATGAGCCACGATTATCATCAGTCATAGATATTGTTATCACACTTCGTTCTAATTTCATAACGCTACTGCGTAAGTATAGTATATAACGGTTGGGGTATGTTTGGTAAGTTAAATAAGTTATTTAAATTATTTATTTAAGTTAGAAAAAGATAAAGGAATTTCTAGACTGTTTTTCCAAGTCTAAAGGTCTTACCCTCTTTTTCTAGTTTCTGAGAAATAACTCCTGCACTTCCAATTGGAACACAAAGAGGATTATCAGCACCGTCTACATGAATTTCAATATACATAGAATCTATTAGAACTTGAGGGTATAAAAGTATAGTGGAATATAAAAGAAAAAAATTGGAAAAAATACTAAGTCCAAATATTACCAGTATCTGGTTTAATATCTTTATATATATTGGCACATCCACATTGACATTTATGTGATTCTATTTTGCCTAACACAACTCTTTCCTTAATAATTTTCTCAATAACTCTCCTATTTATATTAGGAAATTCTTTTACCAAGTCATTAGCCAAGAATTCATTTGGGTTATAATGTATCCATTCCAATATCAGTTCCTTTTGGGTGGGTTTTTTGGTTTCTATATCATGTGTAGACTTTGCTGATACTTTGTTTTGTCTTATTGGTTTAGATATGACCACTGATTTTCCCCTCCGAAGCCTTGATACTTAATGTTGCAGTTCCCGGTTTACTATAGACAACCTCATTCTTTCTGTCCATATATCCATCTGCACCATCTACTAATGTATGACAGAATGTTCCTGCATTGACTAGATGTATGTCTCTCTCCCATCTCTGACCTTTTTCAAAGTTAAAGTCATTTGCTATCTCTGGAGTATACCGTTTTTGATGTAAGTGTCCACACAGGAATATATCTGCATAGACATTCTTTTTCATCTGGTCAAACATACGTTCAGGTTTACCACCACCACTACCATGTATTGCTAGTATGGTTAATTGCATAAGTATTTCTTCCTCATGTTTAATCTCTAGTCCTATCATGGCTCTACTTCCCAAGAAATCTATTTCATGTGGAGTAGTAAAGTGATTCTCTAAATAACTTCTAGTAATTTGTGGTATTTTATATTCGTGATTACCATGTAGTAATCCCCATATCTTTTCATTTTCAGATATAGAATGTTCGTCTATCAATGGTTGTGTAAGTTTATCCCATTTCAAACGTTGATTATCAATGTCATGTTCTTTAGACATATCAGGATTAAATCTCTTATCGAATGTAGTGATAGCATCTATTTGGTCACCTAAGAAAAGTGTGTACCTGTCAGGGTCATCTGCTATTGATTGCACCCTATCTTTGTATAGTTCTTCATCAAACCCTGCGTGTCCAATATGGATGTCGCTTAAGGGTTCAAGATGAATCATATCATCTCTGTTGTTTAATTCTATAGTTACTTTCTTACTAAACATAAGGACGGTACTACGGTATAGTATTTAACCATTACCTAATGTTTGGATTAGGTTGATTCCATAACTTTCTAGTCTTTTCTTTTTCCTCATCAGATATTACCATAAAGTCTATGTCATCCAATAGTTCTCCATTTGGATGCCATTGTGCCTTATGTTCTGATATAGTATGTCCATGTATTTCGGGGTGTCTATCAAAAAAATCATCAACATAACAATGACCAGAGTTACCCAAACATAACTCACATTTAACATAGTCTTCTTTCTTACCTTTGTAGAATTTATTCTCTGGAGGTTTATTACACCATTTACCATCAGACCTTTTATGGTTTTCTAGTTTCCATTTTCCAGTCTTTTTGTTAAAGTCGTAATCCCAACCGAGATTCTTATGTTTACATTTGTTACAAGTTTTTGTTCCTGTCATAAATAAAAAAGGGGGGTTGTAAGTATATAACAGTTACTCAATGTTCTGATTAAATGGTTTTTGAACTCAATACAGTAAACAATTGGTCTACCAATTTTGAACGAATTTGTCCAAATGTATGAGTGTTCTCATCCAAGTCAGGATACAAAACCTTTACGGCTTTGTGAGCTGCTGCTATACCTTGTACAACTTTTTCCATTGATTCAGTATAGTTGGCAGGAACTTCTACATCAGGGCAAACGGTAGTAATTGTTTGCTTTTGGTAGGAACTCTGTCTCCCAAATGAACCAGTGGATGCTGGAATGTTTTTAGACTTTTGTGTCTCGAAACAATCGTTATCAGAACAAGTAGCTTTTGGTTCTTTGGAGTAAAAGATTTTGTCTCCTACTTTCCAAGAGTTACCACAATGACTACAAGTTCCTTTGTATCTTGCATCTATAGGCATAGTGTAATTATTAGTAGTATAGTATTTAACGTTATGGGTATGTTCATGTGTTTTCTTTTCTCCCCTCAAGATTTAAATATAACTAATATAATTGATAATATGGCACAACGAAGAAGTGGTAATTCACACACTACGATTTCAATCACTTGGGATGATAAGGATGAGTTTAGAAGATATGCAAGTAAAGTAAAATCCACCAAAAATGGTGAGATGTATGAAAGTGATGCTGTTCTTTTTCATAAGATGTTAGAATTATATAAAGATAAAATCATAAAAGAACCTATGGATAAAGCACAACCTACTTATCCTAATAAAATTTCTCTAAGTGATGTCCAGCAAGATTTTTCTCTCTAGGAACCCAAATAATTCTATCACCAAACTTCATTTTCTTTTTTACTTTTTCTAATAGTTTCTTTAGATTAGGTGGGTTACACTTATACTTACCATTAATATGATTCACTATTAGTTGACTGTCAGATACCAATAATACCTTCTTTCTACTATAATTATTATTACAATATTCTATAGCATAGATTACAGCAAGGTATTCAAGTTCATTATTGGTAAGTGTATTTCCTTGTACACCATTCCTTTTCTTAACAAAACTTCTATTAATTTGTGGGTCATGTATACATATAACAGAACCACGAGTACCACCGTCACAGAAAATAGTAGTAATCAAAATATCAGTTTCTCATCATATGGTCTATATATTTTATCTATATTTGTAACAGGTATAGGGTTCATATCAATATCATCATGATTAAATTGTTTTTTATTACCACAACCACAAATCATCTTGCTTTCTCAGCCTCATCATCTGTAAGATAGTTTTTCTTATTTACTGAAAATTTTTGTACCATCATTTGAGGTGGTTCTCTGAACATACTATGAATCGTCTTTATCATCAAATATGCCAACATTATCAATCCAACTGGCATGAATACAACTAACATCATACCCATCGTTATCCAAAGAAAAGTATCTAATTTTACCATATATCTTACATAGTTTTGCCATATATAAATAATATGGAGAGTAATATAAAAAGAAAGAGGGTGTTATTGGAAGTGTTTAAACTCAGTGTCGTCTGAGTGTTGTTCCTCACCTAGTAATCTCTTACAGGCATGATAGCAAACATCCCAACGGTCTTCTTTTGTATCTTCATATTTTTTAAGATAAAAGTCACGCAAGTCTTCCCATTGTTTTTTATGCAAGTCGTCTGTCATTTTCCACACCAACTACATTTAGGGTCAGGTATTTCACCATCTGCTTGTCTTCTTTCCAATATGGAATCGATTGAATTTTCTGGATGTGTTCTTTCATGTGCTAATATCGATTCTACTATTTGTGTCTGTCCCTCGAAAATTTCAGGACACCATTGACAACTATATTTCATTACTTCTTCTTTGCATTTGCTTCTTTATATAAGTTTCTACAAGTGTCTCCACAATAAATTCTTTGTCTTCCTTTATATCTCCAAGGTAATTGTGTTTGGCAATTTATACAAAGTTTAGGTTCTGAGCTTTTCACTACTATTTAAACATGTATAAAGTATTTAAGTGTTGCTTATTCTATATCTTGTGTTTTATTTAATTTAGTCTTACCATAACCTAATCCGTAAGATGAATTTGATTTAGCAACACCAATTGTTTTACCGACATGATTCTCATTATCGTTGTCAGAATTGAATCTTGTGTTATGAACTGAATTAAATGAGCCAGAATCACCTGTTCCCATTGAAGCATTCTCTTTCTCTACTTCTTCTTTACCGATATAAGTTTCATCTTGTTTACCTTTACCCTCTTTTGCTCCTGCAATCATTGCAGTTGGCATATCACCTTTACCAGAACCGTCTTTATTTTCTACTTCAGGTTTTTTGTAAGAGTCTGGAACTTGCTCTGGTTCTTTAGTTGAAGTATTTGGTTTAAGATTATCATGTTTGAAATTTGATTCGTCATCAATGATGTCAACTGATTCATAGTCTTCATCACTGTCAAAATGTATTGATGTATCGATTCCCCCATATTTACCTTGTTCAAAGTTAGACTTTATAAGATTTACTATTTCTTGTGGCATATCTTCCCAATTTCTAGTAACGAATGAAAGTGGACATCTTGCTTTAGTTAGAATTTCTACTCTTTCATCTACTTCCATGTGAGCCCATGAACGTCCTTTAGAAAGGATTTGGTCTACAAAGAATACATCGGAAATTTGAATATCTTGATATCCCCCTGTGTCTTTTCTAACAGTGAAAAATTCAGAGGTCATGGCATAAACTGTGCCTTGTCCTTCTTCTCCATTTAAGTAATATTTGATAGTATCATTTAATTGAACTTCTGCGATTTTGTTCTTGTCTGGCATCTTACTTTCTTTCTGTGGTGCTCCTATATAAGGTTCACTGTCTTTAGCACCATCTGCGTGTATATTTCGTACATTTAGACTGTCTTCCACGCTTTGAAACTTGTCTTTCTTACCATTTTCTTCATGTTCATCTTTAAATGCAGGAGTAGGATGTCTCCATCGTTCTTCTTCTGCTTCCCCTACTTCTTCAGCACTTACGTCAGTTGTAGGTGTAAAAACATGTCTGCCTTGCACTCGCTTCCATTCCCCTGATTCACCTTCTGGTGTCAGAATGCTTGGCTTCCTGAAAGGCATGATATATTTGTGTTATAATCCTTTATAAAGTTATCCGAACAGATTTTCTTGAAGTTCTTTTGACATGGTTAATACATGCCATTGGTCTCCATGTGAGATTGCTAGGCATACAAGTGCTATTGCATCTGCATAATCGTCCTTACCATCTGATTTAATCTTCATAATACCTGTCTCTGTATACTCTCTTGACATAACACTGAACTGTTCTACTGCTGTTTGACCTATGTTTCTTATCTGATGTTTCTCAAATACAACTCTAAGTGATTTAAACATCTCTTCTTTTGCATGTAGTGAGAACATTTGTCCTCTTATTGGTATGCTTCTTTCTTGTGCTAAGTCTATTAATCCTCCCCCCAAACCTGTCTCATCTACATAACATATTTCAACATTCCATTTTTTTACCAAGTCTTCCATTCTTCCTGCTACATCAACTACATTAGATTGAGACTCGTGTTCCATATGACATATTCTACCTATACCATTTTCATCAACTTCCATAACACAGTATACAGTTTCATCACGACCTGTTCTTGCAATATCTACACCCATATATCTACGGACTTGACCTTTTGGTTTATAATCATCTAATGCATCCATAAGCATTTCATGTGGAATTAAAGCATTACCGATATCTAGGAATTCTCCCTCTACCTCAAGAGCATACTGTTCTTGTGTCATTGATTCTAAGAATGTCAAGTATTCGGGGTCGGCTGCAATCAACGGGTTGTCATATGACTTAACATGAAATTGTGTCCACTGTCCTTTTGCATCAACAACTTCACCATTAATCTTTTTAGACTTCATACACGCTTTGTAGAAATAACCTTGTTTAGAGAAAGGTGTAGACGTAAGCCAAATCCTAGCCCTAGTCGCAGCCCCTGCTGGAAACAATGCTCTTAATATTTCTTCTTTGATAAATGAACACTCGTCCACGATGATAACGTGAGGGGAATAACCCCTGACACTACTACCTGTTTCACCTGTAGCCTTTGTTGCAATATGAGTAACACCTTGGTCATTAAGCCAACGTAGTCCAATTTCTGCTTGGGTATTCTTTACTACAAAACCTGAAAGAAATTCACTAGATGTTATGAGTGTTCGTATACGCTCATACATGATTTTTGCTTGGTCTTGTGTAGGTGCTACAATCAGAATGGTACATTCCTTGTCAACTGTATCCAATAATAGGGGGGCAAAAAAGGCAAAATGTATAGCCTTAATGGCAGTTGTCATTGTCTTACCAACCTGTCTACCAGACCTGTATACTATATATCTGTCAAATGAATCAGCATAGTTTTTGTTATAGTCAAATACTTTATGACCTAAGAATTTCTCAGAAAAAGCACTAGGTTTCTCAACACATTCTACAAAATCAGAAACGAATTCTTCTCTTGCTTCCTTAATCTCATCAGGAGTCCTTGGCATTATCCATCAAATGTTTCTTGGCTGATAGTTCTTTGAATACTGATTTTATTAATCCATCCTTGTCTAATTCTGTGGTTTCTTTTACCTCCACGGAACCTGATAATTCTTGCATTTGTTGCATGGTTTTCAAAAGCATATTCAGTTGTGATATAGTATTACGGTCAGGTATATTACCATCCATCTTCATTTGGGCTAGAGATATGACTGTGTTCTCTGACATTATATGTATAAATTCTCCTAGTAATTTCTTTAAATCTTCAGGGTTACGTGTATCTAATTGTTCAATATATGAACTGAACTCGTCACGTATGGCACAAACAGCGTCCTTTTCATATTTAGGACATTTGCCATTACCTCCCTCATCTATTGCCTTGTAAATACAATTGTTACATTCGGCAGGGAGACTGGCATTCTTAAAATGTTTCAATGAGTTATATGGTGATATTGTTTTTCTTTTATCTTCTGATACTTCTAGTTCTTTTTTTCCCTCGATTTTCTTAATTTTAAATATATCATCCAATATAATACAATTGTTAATTCAAAGTATATAAAGATAATGCTCCCTCGTTAAGGTAGCGAACCTCTTCTTTCATCTACGTGGGTCGAGACTAGCCTTTATACAGCGTGTCAGTTAATTAAAGTTATCATCATATATATTTAAGTGTTATACAATCTTTCCTTTTCCTCACCATTTACTGAACGTTTAATCCAGTTGAAGTTAACACATAAAGTTTTCGGAGTATATACCAAATGTCTTACATAGAGGCATTACATTCAAAGCTATTGGTAGTCGTAATAATGCGTCATACTCATTATCTAATACATCCTGTTTCTTTATGTTACATTTCTCTAGGTTGTCTTTATATTGTTCTAGTATGTATTGTAGTTGTGATTTCATGTGTTTTCCTTTCTCCCCGAAGAACATAGATGTAGAACTGTTGTTTCGCCAAACTTCTGTCTTCTTAGATACTGCTGCTGAAATCCAAGCAGATGTATCTAACGATTCAAACATTCTATTCTTAGCAATATACTTACCTTTAGCAAGTCCATGTAATTTAAGATTTCCGGGAAGTCTTCTTATTTGTTCTTCTGTTTCTATTCTTCCTTTTACCTCTCCTATACATACATAGTCATCAGGTTTAGGTTTCAATAACATTAGATGTTGTTGGTAGTTCTCTTGTAAAACTGGAAGTGTCCAATCTATCCCCATCTCTCTCTCTTTTTCCAGATACTTCATAGTTTCTTTCATATCATAAAATACATCAAACTGTGTTGCATAATCATACTTATCCCTGTTATCCTTTAACCATTGGTGATAAAGTGTAGGGTCTTTTATATTAACGCCTGCTACAACGAATACTTTGTCAAAGTTATCACGGTATTTATCTATGCTAGCATATGCATATTTGTGTGCTACCATCACATTTTTTACACCACAATCTATCAGAGCAGTTCGTGTGGCTAGGTTGTTTGCATTTAGAAATAATTTCATCCTACTAATGAAACAATATGCTTACTTATATCCTTATGTATATCTGATGTATTTTTATCATCAAAGAATAATCCACATCTAAAACAGATGGAATATGCTCTAGTCTTCTTTTCCATATGTGCCAAAACACTCCATAGCATACGGACAGAATCCATCACATAGATAGTTTCTAGTCCTTTCAGGTAGTTCTCCTGTCATTTTAAAGTGTTTCAAAGTATCCATATTCTCTTTTACCCACTTGTCGGTTTCTTCTATTTCATCAAGTTTGAAATATAATGGGTGTATCTTATCTCTATCTTCTTTAGATACTGAATTTGGTATATAAATTACACAACCATATTTAGAATCTATACCTAGGCATTTCTTTAATAAACTACGATAAACATTAATCTGTGTCATATGGATGGCATTAGGTTTCTTATCTCTTTTCTTGATAAAGTAATCTATACTTCCTGTTGTCTTTTTATCTGATATAACATATTGTCCATTTATTTCCATAACATCATCTACACTTCCGTATAATATGTTTAGTTGTCTTGGGTCATCTTCTGGTATTAATTTGGCTTCTTCTAATGTTAATGCTTTTTCCTCCTCGAAATCATAAGCCAAAAAGACTTCATGTAATTCCGGTTTGGTTAGCATTGAATT